TGCACCTTTCCTAATCAATAGGTCTCTCTCCAACCACTTAGATTGTGTCTTGTATGTCAATGACATGAACTTGTGGCCAGGTATTGACAAAGACATGCAATACCAGTATCTTCTAAATAGTATCAGGCCTATGAAACGTAAATTCGTTCCGTGGCAGAAGGCCGATTCTGATAAGGATATTGAGTGTGTGAAAACCTATTTTGGTTACTCTAATGCCAAGGCCAAAGAGGCCCTACGTATTCTTACTGATGAACAAATCGCTGATATAAAAACAAAAATAGATACAGGCGGAGTGAAGAATAATGATAGACATTAAAGACCTAGTTGAAGTGACATTGGATGACAAAGATGATTTTTTAAAGGTACGTGAGACACTGACCCGTATTGGTGTCGCCTCCAAGAAAGACCAAACATTATACCAATCTTGCCACATACTACACAAACGTGGTCAATACTACGTGGTACATTTCAAAGAACTATTTGCCTTAGATGGCAAAACAACAGACATTACCGAAAACGACCTATCACGCAGGAATGCTATTGCAAACCTATTGGAAGATTGGAGCTTGGTAAAGTTAGTGAATAAAAAACAAACCGAGGTGCCACCACCTATTTTCCTGTCACAGATTAAAATATTGTCACACAAGGAAAAGAACGATTGGCAACTTACACCAAAGTATAATATTGGTAAAAAACCGAACGGTTCTTGACAACTAGTATAAATACTGATATAATGGTCCCATTCGGGATGGGAAAAAGGTGCTCCACCTACCTTAGGAGCGTATTAAAACGGACAGACGCACTGTCACTGGATAACGTAACCAGTACCTAACCGATACGCCTTCGGGGTATCAATTTTTTAATCTCGCTTTTAGGAGAAAACTATGACAAATCTTATGAAAGATTTTTTCGGTTCTGACTTTGGTAAAATCCAACCTTTCACTGTAGGTTTCAATGACACAATGGACCTCATGCGTGAAGCTGCAGCGGCTGCATCTAAAGCCGTATCTTATCCTCCATACAACATCAAACAGGTAAAAGAAAACAAGTACGTCATTGAAATGGCTGTTGCTGGTTTTGCTAAGTCTGACATTGAGATGACTTTGGAAGGAAATAAACTCGTAATCAAAGCTGCAACAAAAGACGCAGATGAAGAAGAATATTTGTACAAAGGCATTGCCAACCGTGCATTTGAACGTACCTTCACTCTCGCAGACAAAGTAGAAATTAAAGATGCAGAATTGATGAATGGTATGTTGAAAATTTGGCTAGAAAACATGGTCAAAGCACAAGACGCCATTAAGAAAATTTCTATAAAGGAAACGGTAGAAAAATGATTCAACTAATTACCTCTTTACTTAAACGTATAAGTGGTGATTATGGAAACAATTTAGAATCATATATCACCAGTAGAAATCCTCAAAATGAGGGCGACATTGAGCGCTTCACCCGTGATTATCATTTTCTTATAACTCAAAATAGGTACTAAAATGAAAAAATTATTTACAAGTATACTTGAGGCCATAGAGGCTATCAAACAACACAGGTCGGGACCCGGCCTTAAAGGTAGATAATTACCACAAGGGGTCTTGACAGACCCCTTTTTTTATTGTATAATTGAGACATTATGAAAACTGAAAAACAATACATCAAAAAAGTACGTGTAAAAACCACGTTGGAGAATTACTACGTTTGTTCACCAGAGACTAAAGAGATTGATGGGGTACAATTCGTTTACGTAATCAAAAACATTGGTATTAGGGAAACGCCTAAATTAATGCGGAAAGAATCATTAGAATATATCAAATAAGGGCCGATAGCTTAATGGTAAAGCAGTGAACTCATAATTCATTGAGTCTAGGTTCAATTCCTAGTCGGCCCACCATTTTTATTAAGGAGTATCATGTCTATTACAATTAAAAACCTTGAGGCTGCATTGGCTGGAGAAAGCCAAGCGCACATCAAGTATCGTTACTTTGCAAAGATTGCTATGGAAGAAGGTCATGAGGAAATTGCCAAACATTTTTGGCACACCGCTGACCAAGAATTACTCCATGCATGGGGTCACCTTGAGTTGTTGATTGGTAAACCAACTACCAAAGAATGCCTTGAAATGGCCATCGAAGGTGAAACATATGAGTTTACTACAATGTATCCTAATATGAAAAAGGATGCAGAGATAGAAGGTAACAAAGAAGCAGAACGTGAAGCTGCACACCAAATTGCAGAAAGTCACACACATGCGGAAGAATTCCGTGCAGTTCTTGCTAAGGCAGAGAAGAAATTTGCAGCATTGGCTAAGATTGAGAAACGTCATGCAGCTGCATATCAACAAGTATTGGAGAAACTATAATGGATCATGTATGTGTGGTTTGTGGCCATGTCCACGATGATGAAAAAGAAGGCGCATGGGATACATTACCAGATGATTTCACTTGTCCAGAATGTGATTGTGGTAAAGAAGACTACGAGGTCCTGTGAAAGATAAATTTCGTAATGCATATATGAAAGTGGCCGAGACATTTGCAGCATTGTCCTCGGCTCGTAGACTTCATGTTGGTGCTATTGTAGTAAAGGACGACCGCATCATAAGTATTGGTTATAATGGTATGCCTTCTGGTTGGGATAACAACTGTGAAGATAAAATCTATTGTGATGATGGTGATTGTTTAGAACAACAGTTACCAAAAGAATCAGATACATGGAAAAAATATAAACTTAAAACCAAACCAGAGGTGCTTCATGCGGAAACAAATGCAATCGCTAAGTTGGCAAAGTCTACCGAATCTGGTATGGGTGCTACTATGTTTATCACCCACGCTCCATGTTTGGACTGTGCCAAACTTATCTACCAAAGTGGTATTAGCAGTGTTCTATATCGGAACTCTTATCGGAGTGATGATGGTATCCAATTCCTACAAAAAGCAGCCGTTTGGGTGGAAAAAATCTAATACTCCTAAATAACTGAGGGTAATTGTGCCCTTAGGAGACCAGGATGATTATTCGTGTGGTTAACTGTCCAGACAAAGATTTTAAGCCCTTTGTTGAAAGAGCAGCCCAATTCTTCGCTAAAGAATTGATACCAAATACACGAATAAGAAATAATTGTATAACAGAAATTAAATTTTGTACCAAAATAACTGAATATGGTTTTGCTAGTATTGAAGATTATAATACAAAAAAACTACCTAGACAATTCCTAATAGAAATTAATCCAAATATTGGATCCAGAAGAATACTGGAAACTTTGGCACATGAAATGGTTCATGTGAAACAATACATTGATGGTGAAACGAATGATGAGTTGACCCGATGGAGAGGTAAACGGGTTGATCCAGACAAAATAGATTATTGGGTTCAGCCATGGGAGATAGATGCTTACGGCCGTGAACCAGGACTACTTACGAAGTTTGCTATATCTGAACACTTGTGGGAAACGTTCTCCGACTTTGTTGATCCATCCGGTCCAATAAATTATAATCCGATTGCATGGAAAAAAGAATAAAAATATGTCGCATCCAACTCAACAAGAATTTGTTAAAAAATTATCAAACGAATTTCCACAAAATTTTAACAACATAAAGATGCTGGAGGTTGGAAGTTTAAACATCAACGGTACAATGAGAACTCATTTTACAAATTGTGAATATGTTGGTGTTGATGTGGATGCGGGTAAAGATGTTGATTTGGTTTGCGAAGGCCAGCTTGTCGACCATGCAGATGGCACATATGACACCACAGGTTCTTGTAATTGTTTTGAACACAATCCACATTGGATAGAAACATTTCAAAACATGTATCGTATGACCAAAAAAGATGGATTAGTTTTTATCGTAGTACCAACAACAGGTTATCCTGAACATGGTACATCCAATAAAGCACCAAATGATAGTCCTTTAACCATTGCAAAAGGTTGGGAATATTACAGTAATCTTACAGAAGAAGATTTTCGTAAAAACTTTGATATGGATAGTATGTTTCATACCTACAAGTTTGAAACAAATAAGACTCCCGAATTATTTTTTTACGGATTTAAAAAATAATTTTAAAAACCGCTTGCCAAGACATAAAAGTTCCTATATAATAACACTATGACAAATTTTAAACACATATCCTTTACGTTACAGCCAGAGTATCGCACAATTAATTGTGGTGATAGCTCATGGGCGCCGACTGGGTTTTGTGTAAAGAGAGAGAACTAATACATAAGTTCTAAAAAAGACTCCAAACACAAGACCCTAGACCTAAAAAATCTAGGGTTTTTTGTTTGTTGTTTCAATACAACACAGTGGTTGCCAGGTCATCGAATCTGATATACAATACACACTGTTCTTTAAAAATTTGTCGTAGTTTATTGGGGTATAGCATAGTGGTAGTGCTGCGGACTTTGAATCCGTAGGTCCTTGTTCGATTCAAGGTACCCCAGCCATATAAAAGCACATTGAGAGACATAGCCGGCGTAAGACCCGGAAGTATGGTGGTTATCCAGTGTGTTTCTATATGGAAGATGATGCAGCGGGGTTGGTCCTGCGACTGGCCTTGAAAACCAGGTTCTCAGAAATGGGATGGGGTTCGACTCCTCCGTCTTCCGCCAAACATAGAAGGTTGCCCGAGTGGTTAAGGGAGCAGTTTGCTAAACTGTCGTTGCGAAAGCGGCGCATCGGTTCGAATCCGATACCTTCTGCCAAAACATGCCAGCGAGACTTGACAGTCAGAGAGTCCTTATAAGACTTTTAGCGCCAGATTAGCGTTCTTGAGAGGGTTTGATTCCCTCCGCTGGTACCAAATGAAAGATGATTATGTGGAAAATTAAAATTGAAAATGGAATAATATTAAATGCAAGTCCAACATTGGAAGATGCAATGAATTTTGCAAAAGGTTACGGCAAGTTTGTAACCATCACCAATGACGAAATGGAATTTGTAGGTAAATTCGGTGTTGATACTATCAAGGACGGAAAGTGTCCTGATGGAGTTGATTACACTTGGATGAAACGAAGAAATATGTAGGTGTGACCCGAAAGGCTAGGGAGCAGATTGCAAATCTGTTACATGCAGGTTCGATTCCTGTCACCTACTCCAAACATGTTGTAGAAATACAACAGTACTGGTTGACAATGATTCATGGTTGTGTTATACTTCATCTATGAATTGAGAAATCAATCAAACGTTCTTTAAAAATTTGTTGTAGTTAATGCTCCGTTCGTCTATCGGTTAGGACGCTGCCCTTTCAAGGCGGAAAGACCAGTTCGATTCTGGTACGGAGTACCATTTGTTTTGTTGACGTAAGCGCTTGAGTAAACGTCAACTCTAACTAACTATGTATATAAACGGTAATGCTGCAGCTAAGTCCGTTGAGCATAGCAAATAGTGCGTCAGCAAAACAAATGGTAGTTATGGGGGTATAACTTAGTGGTAAAGTAGTAGGCTTTTAACCTATTAACCAGAGTTCGATTCTCTGTACCCCTACCAAAAAATTTGGAGACACGGCAAAGTGGGAGAGTTGCGGCAGACTGTAAATCTGTTCCTTCGGGTGAGTAGGTTCGAATCTTACTGTCTCCACCAAATCCCGTTACTATTTTCGTTAAAATAGCGTTTGATTAGCGATAGAGATCCGGTGGCAGAAAACCGTAAGCGTGAGGATGGAAACTACCCTTAACAGGCTCTGATAGGCAGATTTCTAACTGCACACAGACTTTGAATAAATTGAATATAGTGTGAATCACTCAATTGGGGACTGGCGTGGAAACCGGTAGCCCCATACTAATTTGGTCTGTTCGTATAA